CAGGTTCGTTTGATAAATCAGTAATTAGTAACTTAAGTGGTTCAGCAGCTGCACCAACAACAGAGGTATCAGCTTCAAACTTCGTACTATTCTTAAGTGCGTCTGACGCAATTACAGGATTATCAGAATCAGCAGTAACAGCAATCGCAACCGCATCATTGAACCCAACATCTACCAAGTATATTGGAAAAACATTTGGTTCATCTCCTAAAAATGATGGGGAATTTGGTTTCCTTTATCTAAACTTTAATACTTATCAGTCGGCATCTTTTGCAAGTGACGCCGGAGCTGATGTAACAATAGATACATTTAGAACAACTGATTATACTAAAGCATATTGTGAGGCTACAACACCTTACATCATATCACAAGATGTATCGGGTGTTACTAAAAACTTATTTAGATTCCACACATTATCACATGGTAACCCAACAAACTACGAATTCAAGATTGGTATTAGAGATATCAAACCAGCGAATGAAGTACCTGGTTCTGAATACGGAACATTCTCAGTAATAGTAAGAAGAGTAGATAGTTCTAAGATTCCTTACTCTGTTTTCGGTCAAAATGTACAAGATAGTGATACAAGACCAAATATAGTAGAAGAGTTTAGTGGACTTAACTTAGACCCTAACTCACCAAACTATATTAAGAGAGTAATTGGTGACAAATATATTACTGTTGATAACAATGGTAAAGTTAGTTCAAATGGTGATTATCCAAACGCATCTGTAAACATCAGAGTAGAAGTAGATAGTGATTTAGACGCAGGAGCAATCGACTCAAGTCTTGTACCATTTGGATTTGCAGCAGTTAAATCACCAATTCATAGTGGACACGATTTACCAAGTCCAAAATATGAACTAACTCAGTCAATTGCAGGTGAATTTAACAAGAGAGCATTCTTAGGATATTCATATGACTTTACAAACTCAGATAACTTGAACTTCTTGAATCCAATTCCAGACTCAAGTTCTGAAACTGTTGGAGCAAAATTCTTATTGAGTCAATGTATTTCAAATGGAGCGGCAGTTGCATTGAATGACGGAATCATAGACAATAAAAAATTCAATGTACCATTCCAAGGTGGATTCGATGGATTCGCACCAAACAGAACAGTACTTACAGGACAAAACATTGTTGCAGGTAATATGCAAGGATTAGATTTATCATCAGCAACCGCAGGTGGTACTATTGCAGTTAGAAAAGCAATAAACGCAATGTCAAATCCTGATGAATACGATATGAACCTATTAGTAATACCAGGTGTAATCAATAGACTACACTCTTCAGTAACTACATTCGCAAAAGATATGGTAGAAGATAGACAAGACGCATTCTATGTAATGGACGCAGGTTCTTACTCAGATTCTATCTCAACAGTAGTTAACTCACTAAGTTCATTCGATTCAAATTATGTTGGAACTTATCATCCATGGGTTAAAATCCTTGATACAGATAAGAATAAGCCAGTCTGGGTACCACCAAGTGTTGTATTACCAGGTGTTATCGCATTTAATGACGCAGTTGCAGAACCATGGTTCGCACCAGCAGGTCTTAATAGAGGTGGTTTATCAAATGTAATCGAAGTTAAATCAAGATTAACTCACGATGAAAGAGACACATTATACGAAAATAGAATTAACCCAATCGCAACATTCCCTGGACAAGGTGCTACGGTATTTGGTCAGAAGACACTTCAAGCTAGACCATCAGCTCTTGACAGAATTAATGTTAGAAGATTGTTAATAGCATTGAAGAAGTTCATCGCATCATCTTCAAGATATCTATTGTTTGAAAATAATACGGCAGCGACAAGAAACAGATTCTTAAGTATTGTTAACCCATACTTAGAGTCAGTACAACAAAGACAAGGTCTTTACGCATTCCGAGTAATAATGGATGAATCAAATAATACACCAGATATTATTGATAGAAACATCTTAAAAGGAGAGATTTTTATTCAACCAGCGAAAACTGCAGAGTTTATAGTACTTGATTTCAATGTACTACCAACAGGCGCAGCGTTCCCTGAATAAAAAAAAATAGATAACACTATTTATTAGAAAGAGAAATAGGAGAATTAAATGGCACAATTATTAGACCCAAATGAAATAATGTTCACCAACTTTGAACCTAAAATGTCAAATAGGTTCATCATGTACATCGAAGGAATCCCTGCATACTTGGTGAAAACGGCAGCCAGACCAGAAATAAACAATGGTAAAGTTACCATCGACCATATCAATGTTAGAAGATATGTAAAAGGTCGTTCTGAGTGGCAAGATTTAGCAATCACTTTATACGACCCAGTCGTACCTTCCGCTGCACAAGCAGTAATGGAGTGGGTAAGACTACATCACGAATCTGTAACAGGTAGAGATGGATACTCTGATTTCTATAAAAAAGACATCACATTTAACAGTTTGGGTCCTGTTGGTGATAAAGTAGAAGAGTGGACACTTAAAGGTGCATACATTCAATCAGCTAACTTTTCAGACATGGATTACGCAGGTGAAGATTTAGCAACAGTAGAAATGACACTTACTTACGATTACGCAATACTACAATTTTAATATACGGATTGTAAATAGAAATTACAAAATGAATAACCCACCAATCGGTGGGTTTTTTATTATATAAAGACATATTTATTACATATTAATACAAAGGAGAGATATTATGGCATATTTAATCGTTAGAAGAAAAGACGACAATGTTGTTGAGTGGATAGGTGAATCAGAATACGCTACTTGGCAAGATGTTGCAGGTGACCCTGTTACTCACTTTACAATTGCAGAGGCAGATAATGCATGGGGACTACCATCTGATGGGTTTGATTATGGTGGAAGAGATAAAATTACCTATGATGGTGATTTACCAGATGGATTTGAAGCAGGTGTAAATGTTTTAAATGGTTCAGAAGGAAGTTATTCTTGGGCATAACCAATATTCTACTAAAAAATAGAGACCCCCAACTTTTTGGGGGTTTTTTGTATTAATAATAGTCCAGTTACATATATATTATAGTACAGTACAACAAAAAGATATAAAACGAGTTTTATTATGGCAAAAGAAAAATTACAAGATGAGTACCCAATATCCGATAAGGATATGGTGCAAAAAGCTATTCAACAACACGAAACACAAGAAGTTCGTGACTATAAATTCCCTACGGAAGTTATAGATTTACCCTCAAAAGGTCTAATATACGAAAAAGACAACCCACTTTCAAAAGGAAAGGTTGAAATGAAGTATATGACGGCAAAAGAGGAAGATATCCTAACTACACAATCATATATTAAAGATGGAACTGTTTTAGACAGACTATTCCAATCACTAATCATCGGTAATGGTGAAGGTGAACCTATAAAATATGTAGATTTAGTTACAGGTGATAAAAACGCAATTATGATTGCTGCAAGAGTACTTGGGTATGGTAAAGACTACAAAGTAGAAATTGATGACCCATCACAACCAGGTACAAAGCAGAAGGAAACAATTGACCTCACTCAGTTTGAAAACAAATCATACGATGGTTCAAATCAAGTAGAACCTCATAAGAATGAGTTTGAATTCACATTACCAGTATCAGGTAGAAAAATTACCTTTATGGCGATGACTGAATCAAGAGAAAGAAAAGTAAAACATCAAGTTGAAGCTCTAAAGAAGGCAAATCGAAAATTAAAAGATATGACTTCAAGAGAATTAACTACAAGGATGAAAAATATGATTCTTTCAGTAGATGGTTCTGAAGAACAAAAAGACATTAATCATTTCGTGGACAATGAATTATTCGCAGTAGATTCAAAGGCACTCAGAGCGTATATCAACGAAAGTGTTCCCGATATTGATTTAACATTTGAATTTGTATCTGAGGAGACCGGGGAAGAGAGAGAAATGCAACTGCCTATGGATGTCGGGTTTTTTTGGCCTTCCGAGTAATTATAGAAAGCATTTACACGCTCAAATTTTTGACCTTATATTCCATGGAAATGGTGGGTTTACTCACACCGATGTCTACAATATGCCCGTTTGGGCAAGGAATTTCTATATCGGAAAGATAATAGAGTTCAAACAAGAAGAAAAGAAGGCACATGACAAGGAAATGAGAAAAATGAAGTCAAAAATGCCTCGTGTCAAGAAGTAATATAAGAACCCGACATATTTGTTGGGTTTTTACATATTTATAGAATATAAACTAAGGGATACCATATGAAAACCATAAAAGAATCAAAGTTTAGGGAAGTACTTGAAAAACAAAACCTACCTGAAGGTTTTATTAGTCAGTTTATCAATTACATAAAAAAAAGTAAAAAAGAAAGAGAACTTGCTAAATTGACAAATGACCCTGAATACCAATCATTACTAAAAAAGTATAATATTAAGCCCGTACAATGGACAGGTCGTGAATTAACTGACGACTAAACTACACAAGGGGATAAATGGCTAAGTTTAACAAAGATACACAAGCAAGAATTGACGCAGTTGCGGCGGAAAAAGACTTACAATCAAGTCTTGCCGATGTTTTAAAGAAAAATTTGGATTATCGTACCAAACAAGGTAAGATTGCCAAACAACTTACTGCAGACTTAGCTCAAGAAAAAGATTTATCTTCTAAACTCACAAAAGTACTCGCAGAAAAACAAAAAATCATTGAAGGTGAATATAACTTAACAAAAGATAGAAAAGAAGAAATTTTAAAAGAGTTAGAGGCAACAGAAAATCTTTTAAAGATTGAACAAAAAAGAAAAGACAAACAACAAGAAATCACAGACCTTGCTGGTGACCTTGGAGATGGTTTATTGAAATCAGTTGGACTATCAGCTGATATGCTTAAAAATGGTGTTATGTTTGGTGTTGGTTTGGCAATTGCCAAAAAGGGTGTAGATATGTTAACTGAAGGATTCCAATCAACCGTTGGATTAGCAAAAGAACTTTATACCCAATTAGGATTATCAGCTCAAGAATCTGCAAGAATGGGTGCTATAACACTCAGAAACTTATTTACCATGGAAGGTATGTTGTATGGTGGTGAGGCATTAGCAACCGCAGCAAAAGACTCTGCTGAATTCTTTGGAACTACTCAAAACTTTACTGCAGAAATGCAGAGAGACTTAGTAGAGATATCTGCATTATCAGGAGAATCTGGTGAGAACGCAATCATGTTACAACAGGCATTTGCTAACTCAGGTTCAAGTGCAGATGAACTCACATCAAATATAAAAGTATTAGCACAAAAAGAAGGTGTATCTGCAAGAGCTATATTCCAAGATATGGCCAAAAACGCAACCTTATTAGTAGGTAAATCTGAAAAACAAATAATGGCATTTGCTAAACAAGCCGCACAACTTAAACAAATGGGTATGAGTATGGAGCAAATGGCAGATGTTTCATCTAATATGTTAAATATTGAAAATTCTATACAAGCTGAGATGAAAGCAAGAGCCATGGGAATGGGTGACTTACTTACAAATACAAATGCAATTAGACAAGCTTCAATGGAATATCAATTAACAGGTGACTTAGACGCATTTAATAAAGCTATGTCAGAATTAGGAATATCTTTAGAGGATTTAGAAGGTAAAGGACCAATGGAACTTGAGGCGTTGGGTGCTGCATATGGTATGACTGGTCAACAATTATCTGAAGTAGTTACCAAACAAGCTGAACATGCGAAATTCTTGGAAGAAACTGCAGATTTAACAGATGAAGCGAGAAAAAAACTAATTGAAGATAATGAAGCGCGAGAGGCTAATAAACAATTTGTTATGCAACAAGGACAAGCTTTGATGACATCATATTTACCAGCGATAGCACAGGCCTCAATTGCATTAAAAGGTATAGGTGGACTTGCTAAAAAGGCAGGTAAAGCTATGGGTCTAATTGGTGGTGATAAACAAACAAATATGCCAAAACCTAAACCAAAAATTGATAGTGGTCCTGGTAAAGGAACAAGTAGTATGACAAATGCTATTTCAAAAATAGACGCTAAAAAATTACTCGCAGGTGGTGCGGCATTATTACTTGTAGCGGCATCCGTATTTGTATTCGCAAAAGCAGTACAAGAATTTATGAAGGTTGAATGGAAAGCTATTGGTATGGCAGTTGTATCCATGTTAGCATTAGTAGGTGCATTGGCATTAGTAGGTGCAATAATGATGAGTGGTGTTGGTGCAGTTGCGATTCTCGCAGGTGCGGCAGCTATGTTAATTATTGCCGCAGCATTATTAGTTCTTGGATATGCGATACAAGAAATAGCTAAAGGATTTGAAATGATGGGTAATCTTACAGAATCCTTAATGGGTCTGATTACGATTGCACCATTTTTAATACCATTAACCATGATATTAAGTTTACTTGGTATGGGTATGATGGCATTGGGTGTAGGACTACTATTAGCAACACCTGGTATTATTGCATTTGGACTCGCATCTATGATATTGGTTGCGGCAGTTCCTGCGATAACATTATTAGCACAAGGACTGAGTCAATTAGTATTAGTTGCACCAGGTTTACTTTCCTTGGCGGCAGGACTTGCGGCAGTAGGACTTGCGATGATGCCTCTCGCAATGGGTCTATTATTAATAACACCATTACTTGGAACAGTATTCGCATTAGGACTTATGTTACCTCTTATTTCAGGCGCATTAGGAGTTGGTGGTGAAGGTGGTGGTGAAACCGCAGGTGGTGGTGATGGTGACCCATTATTAGAAGAAATTAAAGGACTTAGAGGTGATTTACAATCTCAACCTATACAAATAGTATTTGATAATAAAGTAATTAGTGAAATATCAAAGGTACAAAGAGTAAGAAGTACTAGAGGAGTTAATTAATGTCGTTAAAAGATTTAAAATCAAACCTTGGTGATTACAGAAAACCAAAAAGTGAACCTCTTGAAGTAAAAACAAGAGTAGAACCTTCTGCGTTTAATACTGTACCATTAACTGATAAAATAAAAACAAAAAACGATGTTAGATTTTCAAAACAAACTCCTGAAAAAATTGGAACTAATCAAAACAAAGTAGTTCAGGGTGATAAGTTCAAAGGTCAAACTGACCCTAATGAAGTAACTCAAGGTGATAAGTTTAAAGGTCAAACAGAACCTACCGAAGTAACTCAAGGTGATAAGTTTAAAGGTGAGACAAGTCCAAAACCAATGTCTTTAGAAGAAAGATTCCTTGGGCAAACAGAACCTAATGAAGTAACTCAAGGTGATAAGTTCAAAGGTGAGACCGAACCCAATCAGGCAACTCAAGGTG